CATTATTATGCCCTCCTACAATATAGCGAAGCAGGGAGATGTCTCCCCGCTTCGCTGAGCCTATGCAGCTTTCATTACAGCAAACGGATATTTCTCGTCACGGTTTGGCCCCATCGCATGTATTGGATTAGGTACTGCCCATCCTAACCGCATAACCACTCGCAATGCGACCATATCGTTCTGCATCAAGTTAGCAACTACTTTCCCAGTACTATCGGTAATTACTCCCTCTCTGAAGATGTCGAAGCGCATATCTGAACGTATGCTGTAAACTGCCTGGTTCATATCGCCGACGATAAATTTAGCTGTCGCATCCCTCATTGTTCCATTGCGCACGTATTCGATCGGCAACCCCCAAAAGGTGCTAGGTTCGCTTTGCGCCAACGAAGGTACAAACAAAGGTCTGCCATTTGCGTCAACTAAGTTCCTAAGCTCCCTCTTGGCTTTAGGATCAATGATCCATCCAGTAGGATTGTAGCCCACATCCTCAAGTAACCCCATTAGGTTGGACGCATCAGTGCCCAATCCTCCCTGAGCTGCTGTAGCAGTACCTTGAGTAACAGTGAAGCCACGGCTTATCGCTGTAGGTACTATGCCACTTGGCCAGGAAGTCGGCCTCCCTTGCCCCCATATAACAGCATTGTCAATAGCAATTCCAAAAGCTTCGACAATTCTCGGTCGGATCTCATCCCATATCGGATATTGGCTATCCTCTAGCACATCCTCACCAATAGGCAATATGATCGCCAGCGGCTCGGCGTTGATATAGACATTCCTCCACGCCATCTGGTGAGTATCTTTTAACCCAGGAATTGTGGTTTCGGCTACGCTATCTGGTGCTTCTACGTCGGCCCCAAGCGTTAAGTCATCATTAACAGTTCCTGCGATAAAGCTAGCTGCTCCCATTGAATTGAGAACAGGCATTCTCAACGTCCTAGAACTCATATTAGGTAGTCGTCTAAACAAGCTTAAAGTAGCCGAAGCTTCCGTTATACCATTAATTACTTCATTAGCTACTTCCTGCGGGATAAGAGGAAGCGCGTCAAATTCCGTGATCGCGTACTGTCCGCTCGAATTTATTTCAGCCATTCCTATCGCTCCTTTCTAGTAATTTAACGTTTTGCCATCTTACGAATGGCGGCATTCATGTCGACCTTTCCGCCCTTGTCCTGCGGTTGAGTGAAGGTCCCCCCGCTCTTTTTAGGCGGTTCTTCAGCCTTCAACTTAGGGTAGGCTTCCAGCGTCTCTTTCAACACCTTTTCAATGTCCTTTTGCGACATTCCCGGCTCAAGTTTCCCAGTTCCTTTTAGGAATGCCCACGTAAGCTCCACATCTGCTCCGACGCTTATAGCTGCCTTGTGAAACGTGTTTTGCAATCGTTCATTCTGTATTTCATTCTGCAATTCCTGTATCTTTTTAAGTGCAGCGTCCACGTCGGCTTTACCTTCCTTGTCGTCTCCGAACCCGAGAGCCTTTCCAAGGTTCTTTTTGAGAGCCTCTATCTCTTCAGCAAGAGCCTTGCGCTCGGTCCGGTACTTGGCAGCCTCTTTCCTGACGGCCTCAAGTTCTTTCCTTAGAGCTTCAGGGTCCGGCCCCGATTGCCCCTTGCCTTCAGCAGTTTCCTGCTGATCGGCTTCGTTCGAGGACTGATCTCCGGGATCGTCCTCGGCAAACATTTGCAAATCAAACTTACGCCTCAATGCGTCTAGCATCCTGTTGGCCCCCCTTTTCAAATCAAGGTGCACCTGGCACCTTGTATATATTATACACTTTCTCTGTCCCTTTGTCTCTTTCTCCCTGTGTCATCTAAAAACTCACGTAGTTTAGCTTGCTTTTCTCTTACTTTACTAGCTGCTTTCTTCTTCTCTTCATCTGTGATAGCAACAGCTTGTCGTTGCTTCCATCGTCGAATATCACGTTCAAGCTTGCGTTGCTCTTGTGCTTCCTCGAAGTCCCCTTTTCCTACCTGCTCTTTTGTCGGCTTCTCCGTAAGCCCCGGGATATACGCTCCCAGCGAATGTCCGCAGTTCGGATGAAAAAGTCCTTCTGCTATAGCAGTGTCAAGAGCCGGATATTCGTCACTTTTTCCAGATATGCTTAGCACCTGACCTTCCCACGGCTCACACAATGGACATGAGTCAGCATGAAAACTTACAATCACCAAGTCATAATCGTTGTCTTGCAACCGTTGTATTGCTCCTTCGATAGCTGCTTGTCCTGTCGTCGAACGTGTCGCCATTTCAGCGTATGAACGAAGCGACCAGCTACGACCTGCTTTATCTATGAAACCTGTTATGCCTTTGTCGGCAAATTCATTTAATGCTCGCTGTGTCGCTTGCTGTCTCGTCTCAACCCCAAGCTCCACCATCTGAGATGCTTTGCCGATGATAGAGCGGTACTCATCGAGTGATTGTCGAGTGATCCGCAAGTGAGTCTGACCAAGCGTACCTGCAAGCTGTCTTGTTAACACCATGACTTTGCGTTCATCAATCGTTCCGAAACCTGTCTTGATTGGTTTATCAAGTTTCTTAAGATCCACTTCTATACCTTTTTGTCCTGTAGTGTATGCTTTCTTCACAGTTTCTGCTGCCGTTTCTGGCATCTTCTTGTCAAGGTTCGCAACCTGCTTTTCTAGTTTAGCTTTCACTCTGCTAATTTCTGATTGCTTTATTGCGGCCCAGTCTGGAGCGTAGATGTCGTCTGCTAACTCTTTCGCTACAATCTCAAGCATCCTCGTTTCAGCTTCAGTGTAAAGTTCTAACAAGTCTCGTGCTAATTGTTCAGCGTATCTAGGATTGATAGCCATAATTACCACTCTCTAAAGTCAGGTTCGGTAACCGCTCGTCCGCTTTCCTCCATAATGCGCTGCACTTCTGCTTTCACCTGGTCATAGCTCCATTCAGGATGGAGCATCTCAACCTTCGTCTGAATAGATGCCGCCTCAGCTTGATTGATCGTGAGAACAGCTTTTGATAATTCGTCCATCGATTCTTGTATCGAGTCAGCGAACGTGACACGTGGTCTGTATGCAATTGGTGTATCGCTGTTGAGGTAAAGTCGATCAACTTGAAGCGCAAGATAAAGTATATCTTCAATGCGCGGTTTGAAATGAGCGGCCTTTTTCTGCTGTGTTTTCAAACTTTTCCGTTCTCGTATTCTAAGAGCCGTTCCACTCTCGGCCCTTCCTGCGATGCTGAGACCAAATGACTGCGGGCTATAACCTGATGCCGTGATAATCCTGTCCAGCAATTCAATAGCTGTCTGCCGATGCTCCTGCGCGCGGATCGCGAACTGCTGTACCGTAAGTGGCTCTTCCTCCCCGGGGGGTCCCATGTTCGGTAACCTGACAAAGACCGTGCGGTCCTCATTGAACATAAACTTCCCGCTCTGGTCGTCTTTCTCAAGCCATTGCGAAGGGACAATAATCCTGCCGCGTGCGCGCCTGATATCGTCGATCCACAAGCTGAACGTTTCATCGAGTGCATCCATAAGCGGTTCTTGTCCTGCAAAGTCGGACATACCAAGTGGAGAACCCCTGAACAACCTGTTTGGTATTCTGTTCGGGATGTACCTGACAAGCAGGTCATCAATCCCTGTCGCTATCACGTCCTGCAATCCTTCAGTGCTTTCATGAGCATCCAACGGCCTCCGGATACCCAGTGCACTATCGGAACCTTCGTACAATGAATGCTCGATAAGTCCTGCTTCATGATATTCGATATGCCGCCACACTTTGCTTTGCGTCCGTTCAACTTCTCGAACGAAAGAAACTGAGCGAAGGTCTCCTGCAATGCCGAAGGTGGGATATGCCACGTCTGGTTGACAGATTGTGATTATCGGGACTTCGTACCAGTCGCTATCCCAGTCAACTTTCAGATAGCAACCGCCTAACGCTGCAGTGACTTCTGCTGCCGATATCATCGTCGAGATGAAACCTGACTGTTCAATAATTTCGTCGAGTCTGTCTTGCGCTCTTTGTGCTTCGCTATTAACTTCGTCCTGCTTCGCTTCTGGTATCTCAATGGTAGGTGGTTCCGAAAAAAGAAGATCCGCCGAAACTCCTGCTATGTCGCCTGCAATTGGAACGTGTAAAAGGGGTCTATTCTCGTCGTCATAGGTTTTCCCCCAAAACCGTCCTTTTGATGTAGTGGAGTAGCTGCAAACGTAACGGTAATAGTTAGCGAGTCGTTCGGTATCTCCCGAATACCAAGCTGCCCATTCTTGCATCTTCGCTCGCTCGTTATCCCATGCTGTAACGGGAGGCCACGTTGAAACATCTAATATTCTCATTTGTTATTCTCGCCCTCCCTCATCGTTGTGAGTATACAATCACATTACTATTTATGTCAACTTGCAATTAAATATAAATATCACGAATCCATTACTAAGTTATAATATCGTCCTAATCCATTAACCGCATACCGCAAAGCATCAAGACTGTGATCATGTTCTTTGATCGGTTTATCTTCGCCACGTTCTTGTGCTTTCGGATCCCATGCGTAACTTGTGAATTCTTCTTGTAATCCTTTACATGACTTATGTATGAATAGCTTTTCAGCTGAAAGAAGCGATGATATTTTTCTAATACCATCAAGCACCGTGTTGTCAGCTTGTGCTACTCGGCTTAATGCGGGATATTTTCGTCTCATTTGCCACAAAGCCAACCGAAATGACTTCGCCGACGGATCGATGAAGATCCATTCTGGTTTTATATCGCCAAGCCAATTCACGAAATCTTCGGCATATTGGACATCTGTTTTGCTTCGTGATAATTCTGCTCCCGCTTCGTGACGGTACTCTCTTAAAACATACAATCTATTGTCAATGCCAATACCAAGCAAAATAAATGCTGTTGCGTTACTCGTGCCGTAATCTACGCCAACCCAATATTTCTTAATACTCGGTATATCACCTGTTACATGTCGTGCCGCATCGAACATATCATATACAACGCCTTCTGCCATGACCCATTGGCCAAGAATATAACGTTGATACCATACGCCTGTATATTCAGTTTTTAGCGCTTCTACGAAATCAGGATCAAGAAACGGATTATCATCCAGCTGAAAATGAAAGTGTTTCAACCATCGTCCATCAGTATTATCTATGAATTGCTTCAGCCAATGGTGTGGTGACCCCGGGTTGCACGTGCCATCAAACTTTGCTCCAGGTTTATCGAGCCGTGATTTGAGCATCTCAAAGAACGACTCCGGCCAAGTTGTAACTTCATCACCATATGCATACACAAGACCGATGCCTTGTATCTTGGTCACAGCTCGCTCGTCGTTTGCACCTACCACATAACATCTGCGACCAAATATGTCAACTAATCCATCGCCGTAAACTTGTGAAACTGCTTGAGGCCCATAAAGCCTTCGTAGTGGATCGATGACGTTGCGCTTCAATGTTCGCTCAGTCTTGCCGACAAGCAGGAAATTGCCTTCACCTTGTTCAGCTACCCTCAACGGTAAAAGAAAGAAAGACCCATATGTCTTGCCGCTTCTCACTGCACCTGAAAGAATGTTCCAGCGTGCATTTGCTTCGGCAATCACATTAGCTTGTTTTTGACTGAACACTTGCCGCTTCCCTAATTGCATCTACAAGCTCCTTTAATTTGATATTATGATCATCCGAATCATCACCACGTTTTTTCTGCCCCCACCGCTCGGGGTAGCGACGCTCCAAATACCATGCGGCAGCTTGCCATGTCTCTTCTGATGCCATAAGTATTGTCTGTATCCGCTTAGCTTCTGCAATCGCTTCTGCTTTTTTTACGGTCTCCGCCAATTCTGCATAGGGTTTCTTTCCCTCTCTCCCTTTCTTCATCCATTCGTAATATGTGCTTTGACCTATCCCTAGCGCTTTACATGCTGTCTCCACATAATTACCATTTGCTATGAAGGTAGCGATTTTATCAATCATCTCTTTCGTTAATTTTGTTTTTCTCATTTATCATCCCCACAATCATAGTTGAATTATATCCTTATAGCAATATTCTTTTCCATCTCTCTCGCATGTTATTTTTT